GCTTGATGACCGCGTTGGCGGGGTGGGACTGAAGGTTGTTGATGTCCTTTTCGGACAGCGCACCTTCGTAGGTAGCGTACAGGGGGCGGTTGGCGAAGCGATGCTCGCGGAGAGCCTGTCGTGCGCGGTTGTACTCCCTCTGCACCGGCATCAGCAAACGGACATCGGAAGGCGGGTAGACGTCCTTGTCGGAATCGACTTCGTTGAAGATGAGCGGAAAGAACGGCCAGAAGCGTTCAAGGTTCAGCGTAGGCGATTCCGGCTCCTTGAGGAAGTCGTGGTAACCATCGCAGACTACATAGACCAAGCCGTCCTTCTTGGAGTAAATCTCCCAGATGGTGGCCTTCTTACAGTCATCGTTCTCGTTCTTGTCCTCGTAGGCCGTGAACTCTTTGCCTAGGTCGATCTTGTAGATTTCCTTCACTTCCTCGACATCGAGGATGAACTCCTGGGCGATCCAGTCAGCACCGACGAAGCCCGACAACTGACGGCACTTCGGGTCGATGATGATGGAGTTGGACATCGGGAAATCGAAGACGATACCTTCCTTGACGATGACGTCCTGCTTGGACTGGAGACTGGCAAGGAGCAAGCGGAGCTGCTCCATCTTGGCGTGGTCTTCGGAGAACTTCTCGTCCTGCTTGTCGGCACCAAGACGCTCAAGCGTGGTCATCTGCTCCGTGATATCGGTGATGCGTTCGACGTCCTCCGGACGCTTCTCCATCGTGCGCTGGTAGCCGAGCTTGACGAAGCCGATGCCGTTGACACAGGTACGGCGGACAAGCTGTTTCATCTGTCCCTTGAAGGACGGCTGCTGTTCTTGAAGCTGATAATGGGCTACGATTTCAAGGGTCTTGGCGAGCTTGTCCAACATACGGCGACGCTCGAAACCCTGCTGGGCGTCTTGAATCGTCTGAACCATCACAGGATCCATCGGCTGTCCGGTAGCCATCGAGTTCTGCATCGACGTCTGAATCGACTGGAAAGAGGACATGTCGCCCTCCCAGGCGGAGAAATCCAAGGTCTCGCGTCGCTTTGCGACGAACTTCGGATTCTTGGCGTAGAGGGCGGATACTCGCTGGCCGACATGACGCTGGACGATGTTGGCTACATAGCGGTCATCGCTGTCGTTGGACGACCATTGCTTTCCCATGTAGAAGTCCGTGTCCTCTTTCATCTTCTCAAATGACTTCTTCCAATGCTTCTTGGCACGTTCGACCTTCTCGACGAGGGATTTGACCAAGGCGGCTCGGGAAGGGCCAGGCTTCTCGGCGTCACGCTTGATGGCCGACACAGGCTTCTCAACCGGCTCCATCGGGTCTACAGGCATGGCCTCGTTCTCGTATTCGTTTTCCATTTAGAGTATTTATGTTCAGAAGCCGCCCATCTGCAAGAGATTGCGTCTGGCCTCATCCCACTTGGACGACATCTTGACCCAAGCCAGCGTTCCGGTCTTGGGGATGTCAGACGGCTTCTCGAAAGTCCGAGAAGCTCCGTGCAGGGTGGCAAGCAAGAGACCAGCCAGACCTAGGGCATCAACGAAGTCATCGTGTCGGGCTGATGGGAACTTGAGGATCTCCTGTTCTGCATCCACCCACCAAGGGGAAAACCTGGGGAAAAACACCTTACCCATAGCCATACGGCCACGGATGGCCTGGGCGCGGGTCTGCTTGTCTTTGACCGGGGTAATCTCCTCGACCACAGTCCAGACCCCGCGTTCCTGCTGAACCTTGCGGAGGAATGGACCGATAGACTGGGAGATATGCCCACGCTCCGCACCCCACTTGGCAGGGCGGTGCCTAGTCATAAGGTCGATCATCCCATCGACCACTTGGTCGGTAGTAGCTCGACGCCACCATACGTCTGGTAGAACCCAGACATTGTCATTCTCGTCCACGCCAAACGGAAGCAGACAGGTCTTGTCAGCCGTCTGTGCTGTGGAGACAGCGTGGTCAGATACGCAGTAGATCCGCAAGTTGGACGGCAAGTCGCCAGGGTTATATCCCTTGAGCCAGTCCCGCTTGAAGAAATCGCCATCGTCTGGCGAAGGCTGGCCTTGGTATAAAGCCGAGAAACCTTTCGGGTTTAGGCGGCGGATTTCGTTTAAAAAACCGAGAGGATACCGCTCCGGCCAGAGCGCATCTCCTTTCTGGCGTTCCATAGGGTCGTTGTCATCTGCGATAGCAGGAAGCGACAGGATACGCCAGGCTTGGGCTACCTCGTCGTTGTAGCAAGGGTTGCGAGGGTCGGTAAGGCGACCAACCAAATCATCCTCATGCCAGCGGGTCATAATGATGACCACTCGGCCTCCGTCCATCAGTCGGGTCATCGCAACCTGGGTGAACCAGTCCCAAAGCTTGTCACGCTCACGCTTGGAGTCGGCCTCCTCGCGGTCTTTGATGGGGTCATCGATGATAAGAAGGTCGGCGCCCTTGCCGGTCAGACCACCACCTACGCCAACGAAACCAGCCACGCCACCTTCCTCCGTCTTGATTCGGTCTGCCGATTGTTCGCCTGTCCGCAACTTGCAGCCGGGGAATACTTGTTGGAAGGATGGCTGACGCATGATCTCTCGGACGGCTCGTCCGAAGTCCATAGCCAAGTCAGCGTTGTAAGTTGCGAACAATACCTGTCGGTATGGGTCTTTGCCAAGGAACCAGGCAGGGAAGCGGCGGGAAGCCAGCTCTGACTTGCCGTGGCGTGGAGGCATCGAAATGATGAGACGCTGGTAGTTTCCCTTCTCCACTTCCTCCAAGGCCGCACAGATAGTGCGGTGATGTCTGACAGGTTCGTACCTGGACTTGTCCGGATTGTCCGGGTCTTCCGGATCTGGCATCGTCATCGAGGTGAAATCAATAAGCGACTCCTTGGCCTTCTTGACACGGAGAAGACGCTGGGCGGCAAGTATCTGCCGCTCCAGCTCAAGCATCTCTGCTTGTCGTCTTTTCTCTTCGGCGTTGGGTGCCTTACGAGCCATTAGGCGGGTCGAAGACCGATGCGGTAGTTCACGCCACCGATGGTGACGAGCAGATCCAGGGTATCGTGACCGCCGCTATGAGAGGTGGTGCTGGTTGGGTTGAAGGAAAGTCCGTTGAACGAAATACCATTAGCATCAAGCTTGAGTGCGGCGGTAGCATCCGGGGCGACGCCGATGCCGACCTTGCCGTGCTGATCTACGACGAAAGCCGTAGCGTCGGGGGTTGTGCTGTCTTCGACTTGGATGGCATTTCCAGTTCCCAGTTGAGTCACCCTCAAAGCGGCATTAACAGTCCCAACAGTTGTCTGAATGATTTGCGGAGCGGTGTAGGTGTTGGAAGTGTTCGTGTTGGCTACGGCTTTTGCAACTCCGTTCACATCCCGGTAGTTGATGTTGGTGGCAATCCAAATGTCGCCAGCGATAGTAGAGGAGGGGGCGGTAGCCTGTGGGGCAATATTAAGCGGGGCGGTCGTTGCCGTAGCGGTCGTGTTTACTTTCCCGGTAAACGTGTCGCCGGATCGATTGACCTTTCCGTAAACAGTAGAAAAGCGAGCGAAGTAGTTATCCGATGCGAGCGTCCAGTTGGGGCTATCCGGAGGGTAGCTTCCGCCGGTGATGCCCCCAGACACGCACACGAAGATGGCGTTGTTGTAGGTTACGGCGTTGCCGTTGTAATAGGTCGTGTATTGATCCCACTCCGCAATGGAAGGTCCAGAAGGTCCGACCGCTCCGTCCTGGCCGTTCTGGCCTGTCGCTCCAGTATCGCCAGTCGCACCTACGTCTCCGGCCTGCGCGACTAGCTTCCAGTAGGCTGAACCAACAAAGGGGTAGTTTCCTTGGTTCGACCCACTACCAGACATGCTGTGAGCATAGCTTGATCCGTTGTAACTGACTACGTCTCCGTTGAAATAAAACTGACCTGGGTTAAACTCTCCACGCCAGTTAACAACACCAACACCATCAGCACCATCTACGCCATCCAATCCGTTCGCTCCCATGTCGCCTTTTTGGGCGACAAGTTGCCATGCGTAAGGGTGGGTAATTGGACCGTAACCTCCGCCACCGATAGTGTTAATCATCACATAGCTTGAACCGCCCAATGTAACGTAATCGTTTGCGGCATATGTCACTCCATTGTCGTATTCACCGCGATACACCCACGCATTCCCTGCCGGACCTTGCGGACCAGTATCGCCTTGAATGCCTTGCTGGCCGGCAACCCCAGGAACGCCTTGAATACCCTGCGGACCTTGAGGACCAATCGGTCCGACGATCAGAGGGATGCTCGCAGCAGCGTCTTGCGCCACCTGGGCGAAGACAGCCGCTGAATTCTTCGACTGAAGGGCGGTGATGGCGTAGGTATTTGCCAGGCCGGCAGAGTTAGCAGCGGAAATCTTCGACAGGTCAGCCTCATAAGCGGCAGACTGGGCAGCATCTCGCGCTGCAATCGCATCAATAGCGTTCTGGGAGGTAAGAACAGCGTTCAAACTAGCCACACCAGACACACCAGCGGCGTTTACCAAGGCGACCTGCTGCGCGCCGGCAGCATTCACGGCCTGCACAGGTGCATCCGTGAGCAAAGGTTCAATTTCCTCGGCAATAACAGGCAGATTCAGAGCAGTCGTGCGGATCTTTCCATCGTCTGCCTGGATTTCACCCAGCCGGGAGATGGTAGCGTTGAGCGACGTGCGGGCATTGTTCAGCTCCTGGTCGATTTTCTGACCCTGGTGGGGGGTAGTAGGGTTAGACTGGCTGAAATCCGTAAACGAATACGAACGATCATAGGGATCGGGAGGCTGACTCATGTGCGGATAGTGTACCAATCCGTTTTTAGAAGCAAGAGATGCAAGATGTAGGAGAAAGTTTTTTGGCTACGCGGATTTTTCCGAAGAGGGTATTAGGTATTTATCGCGCGCGTCGCGGGTGGGTGGGCGGGGGCGCTCGCGCAGCTGCGCCCGGGCGGCCAGGCGGGCGCGGACGTACGGCCAGGCGCGTGTACCTAGGGGGTTCTAGGGGGAGCCAGGGGCTGTCGCTCGGGGCATCGCCTTGGGGAGGCAGTAACACCCCAAGCGGGGCAAGGCTTCCCGCTGGGTCGGGTCGCTGGTCGGGTCGCTGGGTCGCTGGGTGGTCGGGTCGCTGGTTGCCCAGCACGGCCTCGGGGTGATCGCTCCCAGCCTCGCCTCGGGTCGGGTTGCCATCGCCTCCCCAGAGCCAAGGCAGGCCACCCAGACACACGCCCACACGACACCCCCGAACGAGCCG